TACATACAAAATGGTTTATTTTTAGATAGTCCTGCAACTACATCAGCAACTACATATAAATTAGTTACAGGTATTCAACAAACTGAAATTAAAGCAACTTATCAAAACACATCATCTTATCCAAGTGGATTAATAATTATGGAACTAGCACAATGAATAATAGTTTTGATGCTCTTATTAATTTAACACCACAAGATACTGCAATATGGATTAAAGGCGACATCACAGAAGATAACTATGACACAAATGTTAAGTGTGATGACAAACCAACTTGGTCAGAGTTTATAACAGAGAGAGATAGATTAGATGCTTTAGATGTAACTAATCAATATCAAGTAGATAGACTTGAAGAATATCCATCATTACAAGATTGCATACACGCATTACTAGATGGTGGCGATACTCTTACAGATCTACAAGCAGCAAGACAAGCAGTAAAAGACAAGTACCCTAAAGGATAAATTATGGCAAGTGAAATAAAAGTAGATACAATATCAGAAAAGACTTCTGCTAATGGTGTAACTATTGATGGTGTTTTAATAAAAGACAGTAAGTTAGCTAGTGGCATAGGTAATGTATTACAAGTTGTTACAGCGACAACAACAACAGATACAGGAGCTTTGGCAGTTACTTCATTTACAGACACAGGATTATCTGGAAGTATCACACCAAGTGCTACAAGTAGCAAAGTTTTAGTTGTAATTAATCAAACCTTACAAGCTCAAAGAAGTGGCGATAATGATATGCAAGGGCATATTAATATTATGAGAGATTCGACACAAGTATATGAAAATTTTTATATGGTAAATGAAGATAGTGGAGATTTTGGTCCTGCTGTGAAAACTGTTATATTTTTAGATAGTCCAAGTACAACTTCAGCTACAACATATAAAACTCAAATAAAAGGTAATACATCATCATCAGCTAGTGTAAGGGCAAACCAACAACTTTCAGGAAATACCGAAAGTTTTTCAGCTATTCATTTAATAGAGATTGGTGCATAATGGATGCAGTAGGTAAAAAGGCATTGGCAATTTCACAACTTGGTGCAACACAGTTCCAAGTGAAACCTGATTTATCTGTAGTTTATTTTGAAGGTAACGAAACAGAGCCAAGCGATAGTGATATTACAAATAAGATTGCAGAGATAGAAGTACTAGAGGCTAGAAAAAATGCTTATGCTTCTATTCCAGATCAATTAGATATGCAGTATTGGGATAATGTTAATGGCACTACAACTTGGAAAGACCATATAGCAAAGGTTAAATCAGACAACCCTAAACCTTAATAAAAAATCCTATGATACAATCGTATTATGGATTCACTTATATATTTACTTTTGATTGTTTTAGTTATAGAAAACTATGGCAATTTGTATAAATTTTTAACAGGTAAATCTACTAAAGAACCATATTATTACAAGAAAACAGATCCTTGGAACTGGCAAGATGATTGGGATAGAGATGACATCTTATAACGGCAACGGCTTTACACAGAAAGAAATGTTGAATTTGATATTAGAAGGACAACAAGATATTAACAAACGAATAGATGAATTACACGAAAAAGTTAATCAAAAGATTTCAAGACAAGAACTAAGTGGGTGGCTTGTAGCCATATCTGCATTGGTGGTGCTTATAAATAACTTGATGTAATGTTTCGTTTATTACTGTCTGTCCTCTTACTAATACCAATACCTTTACTTGCCAATGAAACTGAAAATATTGTTACAGAAACATTTGATAATCAAGAGATAAATACAGATATTACATTTGTATATGGAGCTAGTGATACAGTTGTAAGTGCTGCTACTACACAAAATCCAGAATGTGCCAATCTAAATGAGCAAGGTCTTATAGGCATTGAGGATATGGATTGTTTTGCTGGTGAGTACTTTGGTAATGACAGATATCAACTAGGTATAAGAGGTAGTTCAGATAATCTTACTATTGCATTTCCAAACGAACCTTACGAAGTTGGTTTTAATTATGGTGCTATAGACCAAGAAGGTGGCGTATCAGGTGTAATATATTATGACAATGGTGGATCAGAAAACTTTACATTAGATGTAAATACTGATATGACAGTAGCAGGTAGTAAAGTATTTGCAGTAGCAGAAGGTGTAGATACATTTATTACAGAAATAGTTATAGAAGGAATAACTGATTGGTGGCTTCTAGATAATGTATACTATAAGTATGATATACCTAATAACACGCCTCCTAGTACGACAACAACTAGCACAACCTTACCCAAAGCAGAGGATGTCGTTGAGGATGGTATTACAACATATTTGGCGTGGGATGAAAATGGTTGTGAACACCCAGATAACCCTCTATCGTATAAACAATATTTGGAAGCGATAGAAAGTGGAGATTGGTTCGGTTATCAAAATGGTGATTGCTCTGACATACCTGATGTCGTTACTATTATTGTCGCAGAAGAAGAGGAGATAGAAGAGGATGAAACAGAAAAAGATCTTGATATTGACCCTGGAGAAAATGAACAGGCAGATGAGATTGAAGAACTTACAGATGAAGAGATACAAGCTATTGAAGCAGAGATACGAGCTGAAGAAGAACAACTAATTCAAGAACAACTTGATGCAGAAAAAGAAGCCGAAATATTATTAGAGTTAGAAGAAACTCTGATTGTTGCAGAAGATTTGTCTGAAGAAGAACTTGAAGAATTTGTAGATATAATTATAGAACTAGAAGAAACTCTTGAAGAGATAGAAATACTAGAGGAAGTCATAGAGTTAGACATACCTGAAGATATAATTGTTATAGAAATAGAGGAGGAAGAAGTTGAAAAAGAAATTGTTATTGATGAGACCGAAGTTTTACCTGAGATTGATGAAGGAACAGAGGAAGTTTTGGATGAGCCAATACAGGAGGATGTTGAAGAAAAACCTTTAGAACTAACTGAAGAAGAAATAGCTGTTGAGGTAGCTGAAGTAGAGGAAGTTATTGAAGTAGTTATTGAAGAAGATTTATCTGAAGAAGAAGTCGCAGAAGTTATTGAGGAGTATGTAGAGGAACTAGAAACAGAGGAAGTTATAGAGGTTCTTGAAGAAGTCAATGATGTTGGTGTACAAAATTTAGAGGAAGTGTCAGAGGAAGTTCAGGAAGTTATACAGGCAGTAGTAGAGGAAGCCATAGAAGATGTTGAAGAACTTACAGAGGAACAAGTTGAAGTTGTTGCTGATGTACTACAAGTTGAAACTGAAGATGTTGCTATCGTTGCAGAGGCGATTAAATCAGATGAAGTAGTCGCTGAAGCAGTAGAAGAATATGTAGAGAGAGCAGTAGAGAACGCTGATGTAGAGGATTACACACTTGCTGATGTTGTTACAGAGGTACAGTATGAAGCATTCTTGGAAAATCCAATAGAAGTATTAGTTGATTTTGACAATATAACAGAGATAAATCTAACAAACATATCTGATGATATGACACAGGATCAGAAAGAAAAAGCACAGGAGGTCGTAGTTCCTGTAATCTTGACTAGAATAGCTAGTATGGCTGCATTTATATTTAGGAGAAGCTAATGATTAAGAAGTTATGGTCTTGGTTAGTAACAATAATTAAAGAAACACTAAATCTTAGTTGGACTTTAGTTGGTTTAGTTATTGCAACACTTACACTAACTGGTTCTGCCCAGCAAATCACAGGTTTAGCGACTATAATAACTTTAGGTATATGGTTATTGACCATCGGTTTTAGAAAAGGAGATTAAATGGACTGCTGTGGTAGTGGTTGCTGTGGTGGTTCTTAATGTGCATATCATATATTGATGATAAGGGAACTCACATTAATATATGTAATTGCAAGTTTGGAGGTATAGGTGAAATTACAAGTTGTTAGAACACAGTTTGGTACTGATGCAACAAATGGTTTGTTGTTTATAGATGGTTTATTTGAGTGTTATACATTAGAGGACCAATACCAGGCAGTTAAAGTGCTTCACGAAAGCTGTGTGCCTGAAGGCACATACGATATAAAGTTTAGAACTGTTGGTGGATTCCACGAGAAATACAAGAAAAGATATAGTAATGACCATTATGGTATGTTGCATTTGCAAGATGTACCTAACTTTACCTATATACTTATACACGCAGGAAACACAGATGAACATACATCAGGTTGTTTAATTGTAGGAGAAACACAACAGGATTTAGACCTAAGTGATGATGGATTTATAGGTCATAGTGGCGTAGCATATCAAAAGCTATATAAAAAAGTAGCAAAAGAATTATTGTTAGGAAAGAGTGTAACAATAGAATACACAACAATAACTAAATTATTAGAGAAACCTTTAGAGGAATCCTCTAGTACAGACTTAGGTGTTGCTAAAAATGTTATGGAGAAATTGCAAGAGATTAATGGTAATGTTATACAGACACAGACAATGTTGAGAGGTAGGATAATTAGATAATGTTTAAGAGATATAAAAGAGCAAGAAACCAGGATGGTACATTCAAGAAGGATGTATGGTGGACACCTTGGTCTGATTCGTGGGAGTATAAAATGAGCGAAGATCTCAAAGATATGCTTGAAAGGACCTTTTGGACCTTTGTGGAGGCATTTCTCGGAGCGTTAGTCGTAGCACCATTAGCTGGAGTTGAAGCAGAAACACTACAACTTGCAGCATTAGCTGGTGGTGGAGCTGCATTAGCAGTAGTAAAAACTTACGCTAAAAAACAAATCACTAAATAGATTATGTCCTAATTCCTGTGTATAATTGGCACAACAGAAAGGGCTGAATATGACACAGGAACTAGGTAATAACTATTATAAATCAGGGTGGCAACCCTCCATAGAGTTTGATGAATCAACAGGCAAAGGGGAGATAACTTATGTTGGTACAGATCCAAACTACAAAAATAAGTATGATGACATACTTAGAGGTTGGGGTTTTGACCCTAAATACTATGAAATAGAAGGCACAGTTCGTGCTAGTAGCTGGGAAGGACAGCTAAAAGGTGGTAGAACAACCACCTTTTTTGCATTTAAGGGGGTTGTAAAGCGTAAGAACCCTGCATTAGACCAATATTTTGACAAACTTGTTAAGGAGTACAGTAGAAAACCTAAGTTAAAAGACACAGATTTTGGTGGAGATACTGCTTTTATATGGACAATGGCTGATTGGCAGTTAGGTAAAGCTGATTATGGCGTTGAAAATACCCTTAAACGCTACGAGGAAGCTCTAATTAAGGGGGTAAATCAAGTTAAGGCACTACGCAAGACAGGTACAGAAATAGATGAGATATACCTATTAGGATTAGGCGACCTTACAGAAGGGTGCGATCAGTCGTTTTACAGCTCAATGCCCTTCAATATTGAGCTTTCGCTATCTCAACAATATCAACTAGCTAGGCGTATGATTATGAAAACTATTGATACATTTCTACCTCTTGCAGACAAACTAATTGTATGTGGTATTGGTGGTAATCACGGAGAGATGACAAGGTCTGGTAAAGGACAGGTACTTTCAGATAGATTAGATAACTCTGATATGATGCACTTTGAAGTAGTTAAAGAGATACTTGCAC